CAGACGTGTGCTCTTCCGATCTAAATAGTGTCAGCAGTGTCACGTTCCCCAACGGTGAACAACTGTGCATGACACGTGAACACATTACACGTCACAACACCACACAACCCAACTCAACAATGTTCCACGTTAAACAATGACCCACGTGGGTCCGTAGTGGATTATGTGAAATTCAAAAAACACTTGTATTCTAGAATATATATGTTATAATTAGGGTACAAAGAAGGAGGGCAAGGAAATGAAAAAGGAAATTAAGGAACAATATAAGGAAGAGTTAGAAGAAATGTCTAATAACGAATTATTGTTTGAGTTTGATTTTTGTTGTAGTAAAATTGAAAGATTAATTAAACTACATAATAATGATTCATTTTATCAAACACGTTTAAGCGGTGAAATAATTAGAAAAGGGATTTGTAAAGAAGAAATTCTATCTAGAATGGGAGGAAAAAAATAATATGACTAGAGAAAAGTATAAGGAGTATATTAAGAACACACGTGATAATGCTTTAAATGGCATTACTGGTTTTCATGAGTTAGGTAATGTATTAGAAACTTTATCAGATTATATTAATGTATGTATTGATATGTGCAAAGATATTTACAATGATAAAGATATTGATTATCAATCATACATGGAACTTAATGAGTGTATTAATAATAATTTAAAAGAAGTATGTCGAATTGTAAAGAATAGTTAGGAGGTTAACATGAACAACTACACTAGCCTTAGTTGTTTAATTAACGAATTAAATAGGACGCTTGGTATCATTAGTGATACTGAGCGTGAGAATCTAATTCAATCCTATTACAATCAAGGTCTAATAAGTTATAGACAATATTATTTACTACGTTCTAGCATTATTAAACACGAATACATTCATGACTATTTTGTAACGATGTATTCTGAGAATTTGTAGGTAGTAATTATGTCTTGGTACGGTGAACAAAAACTTTTATACTATTGTGACACAGAGGATTACAATAAATTACAAGTTTATGAGGTTGTAGAATATTTTAAAAGTCAAATTAATAAGGATGGAAAATAATGTTGTTACTAGTTTTATTATTAATTTGTTTAACTGTAAACCGCCAAAGTAAAAGAGGTGATAAAATGAACACAGATATTAAAATTAAATTAGAATTTTATTTTACATTTGACGGCTTAATTATTTTACATACTACAGATTACAGAATCGTTTGTGATGAGTATATCAAGTATTATAGTAAATATGGTGCTAATCATGAATATTATTTATACACAGTAAATAAGTATAATTTTAAAGATTATGACTTAAAAATTTCATAAAGTAAAAGAGTGCTATTGTTAGCACTCTTTATTTTAATATTTACTTAATATATAGCTTAAAAGTCGTTTTGTTTCCTGGTTGTTATAGTACACACATCCATCACGATATGATCGTATTAGCACATTCAATCGTTGATCTTTACGCCATAGTTTAGCGATCATCATATTTTCTCGATTATTACTGCCAATAGAATAACAATATCCGTATTCCTTATTAATTTGTTGGTTGATATATACATAGCCTGTATTCATATCAATCCAAGCGCCATAATAGATATCATCATAATATAATGTGCATAAATAATCGCATACATTTGTTTTCTTCTTAATAAAATCATTATTATCATAAGCAAAGTTACCAGTGCTATAATCTCCGTATGTCGTACCCGATATTAATCTATGGAATTTTGATTTTTCTTTATTACCTTTTTTATAATCATTATGGCATATTTGTACAATAATTTGCTCCACGGAATCACTACCTTTAAAAGTATTAAATTCTTTTTCGGGGTTTGGTGTAATCCTAAAATAACTAAAGTAAGGGTTAACAATACTAACATTGTTAGCTAATAAATAGACATGTCCTTCTCGTTGACGAAAGATAGAGTCAATAATATTTAATAAGACCTCAACTTCATTAGGCAAGTATGCATTGAATCCAGCTTTTTCCGGTATAAATTCATCAACAATAATTGTGTCTATATCTACATAACTTGTTGATTTTAAGCTAGCAAAAGATGTTAGTGATGTTGCATAGCCCATTTCACAACCATTTATGTAAAAGGTGGTGAAATTGCTACCACCTGTAATTTTAAATTCATCATTTTTAAAGTTTTCGAATTGGTCGTTTAGAAAAGTTTTAATCTTTTTTAGGTCCGTTTTGTATCTCCTTAAATAAAGAAATTGTTTTCCTTTTTTCTTGTATCGGCTGATACAGTCTTTTTTGAATCCATATGTTTTTCCAATCCCACGACCGCCTATGATAAAGTTTAAAAATTTATTGTATGATTTTATGTTTGTTGGGCTATACCAATCTATTGTTTGTGTCATTTAAATACTCCGTATGGCGTTGTGTTGTAACCTCTAGAGTTCAATTCACCGCAAGCCATCCAACGACGAGAATTGTCTGAACCAATCCAGCTAATCCAGCAATATCCATCACGTTTAACATATCCGTCGTACTTGACATGCATACCATTTGTATAATATAGTCCCGTATCTTTTCCCTTCAAACTTGGAGCGCGTCTAATTCTGATTGTACAATTTGGATAAAACACACCAATTTCTCTATGGAAATCGTTAGGGATATAATTTAAAATATCTTGTTTTTCTTCTTCAACATCCGGTAAAATTAAGGCTTTTGGTAGAAATGCGGTAGCGTACATAGCTGAATAAGGAAATACAGTAATGTTATAAGCACCATTTTTTCCGCCTTGATTTGTTCCGAAGAAACGACCACAAGATCCATTTACATCACTGTCAAAAATCGCAATATGGCTGTAAGGTGTAACATTTGGCACTTCTTTGAAAACAACAATAGCACCAGGTACTAACTTGGTGATTTCAATACAATTGTTTAGCATTCCATTGTTTTTTCTGTTTAACCAAATATCTTTTACATATCCACTACTTGTGCAATGTGGACCGACAAAGCCTAGATATTTATCATAGTCATAGTTTCCATCCCAGCACTGACAACCATATGCCCCATCATGATCTACAGTTTTACCAATCATTTTTTGTCTGTAATTATAATATTTATTTGTATCAATATTCATTTTCTTTACCTCCTAGAAAATATTGAAGAATAATCCATATTCCTGTAATTCTGTGTATAATTCATTTTCGATTGTAATAACCGCACGTCGTGAGCCTTGTAACACTTCCGCCAATGTCTGAATACCGATATTACCTTTACGCTTAAAACTATATTCTTCATGGCCTGTCGTATCATTGGCAGTTTTAGGCTTAGTTATTGTTTTAGCAATGTTATTTACATAGTCGTTTGTTTCAATGTCGATACGTCCTTCCGGAGTTACAGACTGTAAAGCAATGCTCGTATCTTCTCCACTAGCTTGTGTGTTACCTCGACTATCACGCGTATAAGTTTCCGTATAGTTCGTGTTTGCGGTTGGATCGTCTTGGTTTTGAAATGGGATAGTTTTAAACAGTGTATAATACCTATCCATATTGATTTCAAACCAGTGTTGTAGCTCAAATTTCCAATACGAATATGTTTCTTGACCGATCTCGTCAAACCAAAAATGTTTTAAAATTCCCGTCTCTAAAGCTTTACGCCTTTCGGGATCATCATAAAAAGGATAGTTAAAATCGAAAATCTTTTTACGTGCGATCTCTAAAACTTCCATGTCGCTTAATTCATATTGAGCGTCAATTAACTCCGTAAATGCTAAATTGTGACATACACCACATATTGTTTCTGTATTTTCAGCTAGCACCGGACTTTGCAAAGTTAATAAATAGTTAGGTAGTTTTAATTTATTTATCATTATCATCACCTTCTTTAACATCTAAGTTTTTATTAATGTTAAAATCTTTAATACTTGTGTTTGAATCTAATTCAATTAATTTCATGATTTCTCCAAAATCTTCATAAGGCGCAAATTCAACACTCGCATTTAATCCGAATTTTTTATTTAATTCTCCAACCGCTTTTTTACGTTCACTTAACCAAATGTTTCTCGACGCGATAACTTGCTGGTTGTTGGCGTTAACTTCATCCGAAACTAGTCTTTCTTTTTTGTCCATATTGGCGTTTTCGATACCTAAAAATGTCATACATTCCCTTAAAATCGCCTGTTTCATGCCATGCAATTCGTCGGCAATAAAAGGTGCATTTGTGTTTAGGACATTAATATCTTCCGTTCTGAATCCTTTTGATGTAAAGATCGTTTGCACACCTTGTAAAATATTCTTAATGAAAACTTTAAATTGTTGTAACATACGTCTATCACCTGTTATGATGTACGGCGTCCATTGCATAGTCAAATTCTGATCCATTGTTCTACTTGTTAACGCTAATTTTTTGGCGTAAAAATTTAAATATGGGAATAATCCGACATATAAAGGACTGTTTTTCATAACTATACACTCGTCACTAGTTAACGTCTTTTTAATAAGCGGGCTAGTAGAAACTGTGTGATATTTTGTAGGCATTTGATAGTGGTTTAATCTTTCACCTAATGTAATTTCGCTACATATCAATCCTAACCTTTCATCATCATAAAAACCAATGTAACCACGCGTTTGTAAAATATACTCTAAGTAGAATGTATTAATAGATTCAGGCATATCTTTATATTTAAACATGTTTAAACTTAACATTTGCAAATATGTATAATAAATAAAATCCGCCTCACTATTATTCATTACAGCAATATCAACCGCGTTTCGACAATAATCAGTAAACGAGCTTGTATTATTTAATAAATCCATCTTAATCATCTCCTTTACTTATATGCTAAATAAAAAAGGTTGAACTGTCAACCTTTTATGCTAGTGTACTTTTTTAGTTAAATAATTTCCGAATTTATCCACATTTTCATCTTGGTATCGTTCGATGTTTTCACGATCATAGTTTCCTACATCTTTATCATGCCATAAAGTAATTCCATTATCAAACGCACGTTTGATTTTTTCTAAGTCGCTAGGGTCGATATTATTACCTTTAATGTTGCATTTTACAGTCTGTACATAATTCCAATGTTCACGCGTATGTAAATTCGGGTAGTCAATAGTATTAGTAGCATATCCACGCATATCCCATATTTTATTTAATTTTTCTTGATATTCTTTTGTAGGCTCGTAACCATATAATATCAACACGTTTAAATCTAAAGCTGATTGACGTAACACATCATTTGAACCGGTTACAATACTGTCGGCGGTAGCTTGTGCGTCGTGAATTCGAGCATTATAACTATCCATAGCATTTTGGATGTTGGTTTGATTTTGGTATTTTGTTGTTAGTTCTCGCAATTGATTGCTAATTGCGGTTGATTGTGTACTAGCACTAGCTTGTGCATTTGCATTCGCAAGTGCATTTGCGTTTTGTAGATTGGTTTGTTTTGTGTTTATTTGATTTTGCATGGCGGTTTGTGTCATACCTAAGCCAGCACCGACTAAACTACCTACAGCACCACCAATATTACCGGTTAAGGCACTAGCGATTCCACCACTTAATCCACCAATTGCGTTAAAACTAGCGTTTATCGTGTTTGATTTGTTCTGCAAATCATTCAAATTACTAGCTAAATTTGTATTTCTACTTGTAACACTCAAATTTAAATTATTTTGTAAAGCAGTCTGAGCGCTTAAAGCATTACCGGTTGCGCTGGCTATAGCTGAATTGGTTTCGTTTGATCTACGGATATTTGATAGTCCGACATTCATAGAGTTACGTGATGACTGTAACATTAATGCGGTTGTATCACTAATAATAGGTAGTGAACATTCATATTGAGTTTCAAAAGAATTATCTAAATTCATCATAACATTATTAATAACGCTAGATTTTCCTAGTTTATAATCTAAAGGTACAATATTTAATTTTGAACTGTTTGGGCTCCCAACATACGCAAATTGTATGTTATTAAAGTTATCCCATAGTTCATTTTTAAAAATCTTATTTGTACCATTGTTATCACTTAATAATAGATATGAATAAGGATACCATAACATTTTAGTATTTTTCGTTATTGTTGGATAAAAATATTCTGATCCATTTATTATTTTAGTTTTTATAAATTGATTAGTATCCTTTTTATACATGTTACTTAATGGGTACGCTTTATATTTTAATACTCCATATTCACCTTCGCCAGTAGCACTGAAAAGACTTTCATCTATAGTAACATAACCGTTTTTCATGGTAATACCTGGAATAGAATAAGTGACTACAATCGACACACATTTACCGACTAATTTATCATTAGATCGTATTGCATTTAATACAACACTAAGGTTACTTATTTCTAAATCTACACCGCTATTAGTTTTTAATTTTGATATTCCGATTCCATTACTCCTATCATAAGGAAAAATATAATAATTTATTTGAGACGGCACACCTAAAATACCACTTGCGTATGTATCTTTACCGTCCATTGTGCACGTCATACCAATAACAATAAAACTTGTGTCTGTGATAGGGTCTAACTTCATGGTTCCTATTGCGACTAAATCTGTACCTATTTCTAAGTTTTCTGGCTGTGTGTTGATACAAGGATATAATACATCTTTTATTTTATAATATTGTGGTCTATGCTCATATGCGATATAAGACTCCATAAAGTTACTTTCAATTTCAAACCGCCATGTTTGTATAACGTCCGTTTCAAAGCTGATACTAGTTGCGTTATCATTCAAATAGCCTAAACTAGTAATAAAGCAGTAAATCCATTTTGATTTGTTCCCTGTGTCCCCATTCTGATAAATCAAGTAATTATACAGACGTAAATCATCATATAAACCTGGTACAACTACAGTTCCATCTTTACGTTGATATGTGTAATTCTCAAAAACAACATGATCATAATTATCAATAAAAAAATTAAATTGTTCTTCCGTGTTATTAAATGCACCCCAAAAAGTATTATTCATTGCGTCAATTTCTAATCCTTTTAATAAATAAATTTTACTTTGCGGTGTAAATTGACTGTTTACAACTCCTATACTCATTTTAATCATCTCCTTTTATTTTATATTAAATAAAAATAGTTGAAAGTTCAACTATTTATTTATCTTTGATATAATCATAAATTTCCCTAGCCTTCGTTCCACGCGTTGGTTGGTTAGGATCGGCTGGTCTTTCATAGTTTGCCAAGAATTCAATTGCTAGCGTGTAAGGGTCGGCGGTTGATTTTGAAAAGCTTTCGAAACTTTCGGGATAGGTTGATGTTGCTATCCATTGTGCGCCGTTCTCCATTTCCCACTGAATCCTCTCGCACTCACCTACACCAAATTTTGAAACATCCGGGTAATATCCTTTTTCTTTTAGCCAATCAATTATTTTTGTCCAAGGTGTCCATTGCACTAAACCATATCCCCTAGACGCGACCGGCTGTGCAAAAGGTATATCACTTTCCCATCTGTTTGGATTAACAGTTGATTCAAAATAGGCATTACCTAACATACCAGCAACCGCGTTTGCGGTCCATCCTTTTGCTTTAAAGAACTGCCAAAACGCAATCCAATTTTGTTTAGATTCGTCTTCTGTAAGTGGTCTAGTGTTATTAATATCTCCAGGTATGATCCACTCGGCTGTTGGTGTTGGCGGTTCAGGCGGTTCAGGCGGTATTCCTTCTTTCGTTTTATAAAAACCAATGTCAATTCCTAAACCATCTAAAATAAAATAATGTTTTATATACTTGTAACTTGGTTCGGGTGGTGTTGGTGGTGTTGGTGGTTCTCCACCTTCGAAAGTTTTCCAATCCTGTCCGTAACCGTTAACTATATTTGTATCATTTACATAGAATACTTGTGTTGGTAATACTGAACCACTTAACGCATAACATTGATTTCCATAACTACACGTAACACCATAGTAAACGAGCACGGCATTTTGCGTGAAAGTTTGGTCGATATGACAATGATCCCCGGTAGCATATCCGGCTTCCCCTGTGTGATAAATCAAATCACCTTGCGCATATCTTGTTGCGGTTGGGGGATTCGGGTCATGCGTGAAACTAACTGTAACATATGTTAACCCGTTAGGAGTCCAAACGGGATTGTCTGAGCTATAGGCGCGTGTATTACCTACACTATCACTATACGATAGATGACAAGAAAAAGGAGCGTATACGGGTACACGTACCTGCCCACTGATTGCATTATCAAATGGATGTCCGCAACAATGCGATTCGGCGGTTGGACTTGACCATTGAGTAATGTTCATAGTTTCCATAGGAAATAAGCAAACCTCACTACCATTATATGTTAACTTTTGACCTGGTTTCATAAGTTCAATTCCTCCTCTAATATTGTTAACTCCTGTAGCTTACGTTTACATATATTATAGCGCTCATAATCAACATCTTTTAGTATATGCATGCATTGCATATAAAATTCAATATAGAAATAAACACTTAATCCCTCCGGTAAGCTATATGGAATATCTTCCGGTTTTTTTATTTTATAAATACTTGATAATTCACATTTATTATTCATTATATTAACCTCTAATTTTAAAAAAGCTAGATTTTAAATCTAGCTATAATTTAATGCCGTATAAACTACCTCCAACATCATCAGCGGTACAGCGTGCAAGTATCTTATCAGTACCAGTTTTTATCAACGAAACATCATATTTACGAGCGTTGGATTCAGTCGTACTATCAGCAGAAATATATGACGCTGACATAAATCCTACACCTTTATAATTTGACTCAACTGGTAAACTATCAAATAAGCTAATTGGGTATATACAATTTCCAAGTATTTTATTTTTACCGTAACCATCGTCAGTAAAATAAAAGTTTAAAAGCAATATATCATATTTATTTTTAATCTCATTAACATCCATAAAGTTACTTTCAACAGGTGATGATGTTCCATTTGTATTGTAAGGCATTAAATCTGAAATTAATTCAATGTTAATATCATTTTTCTCTAAAAGCTCATGTGTGATATTATTAGATTTTAATGTATACATTTAAATACCTCCTTCGCTGGCTACTGATGTAGCACCTTTTTTAATGTTTATAATATCATTTTTAACAGTTTTAATATCTTCTTTAATAGCATTGATCTGTGTTAAATTATCTTGAATACTTGATTGCATTGTATTACACAATTCTTTTAAACTAGTAATTTCATTATTAATTGTTAACAATTGATTATTAATGTTTGATATTTGAGTTGCCTGTGATTTTTGTTCTTTGTTCAATTTCTCTAGAGTAGTATTATATTTATCTTGTAATTGATTGATTGCAATCTCAATGCGTTCATCAACTAAACTAGGTAATTGATCTTTTACATATTGCATAGTGTTTTCTAAATTTTCCGCAATATTTTCATTCCATTGAATAACAACATCATTTACAGCTTGCACAGTCCATTCAATATAACCTTGTAATTGATTAATACATTGGTAAATATTCATACCTGTATTAAATGCGCTGACATATTGCTGTGCTAAATTTTTACCGCTTAACTTTAACTCATTATATTTCGGTAAAATACTTTGTAGTTTATCATCATCAATAACACCCATATTATTTACCTCCATCATATCCGATTAATTCTTTTAGCTTTTCAGGTAGAATATCAGGATTGATTTTAGAAATGTTTTCTACAATACTAACCACTTCTGTGATAATTGCGTATGTGCAAATAACCGGCACTAGATCCACACCAAACGGAAGAGTTAAATAACTTTCAGCATAATTGATAGCAATGCCTAATGTGTAACAAAATATAAAACCAACCTTTTTAAATAATCCATCTCTTAATTTACTAGACTTAATTTGTTCACCATCCCGAATTGCGCCGACAATGCCAGTAACTAAATCTAAACCATTAAAAATTAAAGCTACTAAAATGATTTTCATTTTAATCACCTCTTTCTTTTTCTATAATACTAATAAATAGTTGAATAATCAACTATTTTTATATAAAAGAAAAAAGAGTTAAATTAATAACTCTTTTTCCTAAGTTGCAATTTACCTAAATAGAAAGGAGGGGCATTATGTCCTACTCATGACACCGATATTATAACATAACTATACGTTATATACAACCTTAATAGCACATGTTACATTAGAATTTGTATCTTTAATAGTGACAGTTGCTAAACCCTCACTAGTAATCGCTGATAATCCTTTAATGTTTACATGTCTTAAATCATCACTTAATGTAGCACTAACCATAGTAGGCTCGCCTGATGTTGCCGTTAAGCTAATAGGAGCATTTAAACCATTAGTCTGTACTGTAAATGGTACGGTTACACTTGCACCTTTACGAACTTCAACAACTTGTGGATTTGAATAAATAGCTGTAACTTTTTCCTCCACATTCCCGGAAACAAAAGCAATAGCGTTTGCAAAACGGCTTGTCGCGATTCCTTCCCAATGGTGTAAAAAATAATTCCAATACAATCCTTTAGCATTGTACGCAACGCCTACACTATATTTTTGATCAAATACACGATAAATTTCTGAGTCACATACAATCGCCTCAATTGTTCCTTGTGTTGTACTTGGTAATGTTGGTAAAACTAACACGTGCGCTTTAAATTCAGCAAACTCTAACTGGAATGTCTGCGCTAACCAGTCAATGTTTAAATAACTATTTGATTTTCCGTTTAAAATAACGTAAATATCTTCATAGTCATTTTGTTTGGTAACTGCCATAGCGTTATATTCATTAGTAGGCTCAGTTAAATAAGATACATATTCTGTAATTTTACGAGCTAACTCTTTAGCAGTTTCAGTATCTGTTACCACACTTGTATTAACGATTTTCATTAATCCATTTTCATAATGCGTAACTAAAGCTGATTTCATATAGTTGTAATCATCTTTGTTATCACCATTGTACATAGAGTCAACAATTCTAGCAATCAAACTATTTACTCCATCCCAGCTAACAAAATACTTACGCATATCATCATCTGTAATCGTTGCTGGATAATATGATTTACGATTAACAACATAAAATGCTGTTTTAATCTCAGCCAACTCACGTTTAAATAATGTGCTTTCTGCGTCTGCTTGATCATATGCATGTTCCTTAGCACACTCAACAAAATATTCCTCCATAGTATAGCCTAATGCCATGTTAGCCATTTTAAATGGAGCTAACTTATTACGTAAAATATTTCTATGTGCAATAACTCTACCAATTCGAGTTGCTAAATTCATAAACTCAACGCCTAATGTGTCCGGATATTCTAATAATCCGTTCATAAATTCCAGTGAGCTAACCTCATTAGGATCACCAATTGTTGACTGGAAATTTGGAGAAGCCGCACGATACATTGCGTTTGCCACTTCTTGTCCGGTTGGCTCATGGTCCATACCTAAATCTGTCTGTAATGTTTTAGTCACATCTTTTGCTGTTGTTTTTCCCATAATTAATCACCTCTTTCAATTTTCAATTAAATACCTAATTTTCTTAAATCCATTGGTTTTTTAGGTTCCGGTTTTCCATCATTAGAACTTTCAAAACCAATTTGCATAAATAATTTTGAGTTAGCTTCAGTTAGCGAATTATTCTTTTCAACCAACTTTGTATTTTCAGCTTTTAGATCATCTAATTCTTTGAATTTTTTTTCAACTTCTGCTCGCATGTCATTTAACATAGTTGAGCGTTCCGCCTGGTCTTCAACTGTTAACACTTCCGTAAATTTGTTTCTCAATTCATCACGTTCCATTTTTACACATCCCTTCTAAACATAAATATATTCTATCAATTTCATAAAGTCAATAGGAAACCCTCTTTTACGAGGGTTTCATAAATATAGGTTGTAAAGTTTAAAGTGTTACCAGCTAGATTACTATTCCTAATTATGTTACCGGCATGTTTCACCATGAGTAAATCCGGTATACATGTCTGATTTCCTGTCTTTATTCCTTACAATAGAATATTAACATACTATTTATTTTTTTCCAAATCTTCTTTAATTTTATTTTTTACATATTTACTAAATTTTTTTGATTCCAATAAATCTTCAATATAATCGACCACTTCAATTTCATCTTTGTTAACACAAACACAATACTTATTAACATGATCTCTATACCATTTGTTCCTATTTTCTTTTGACTTCTCACTCATCATTATTATCACCTTCTTTAGTCCATGCTAATGGTTTTCCTAATATATATGTGTGCACAAATTCATTTGTCTCGTGATTGACAATACTCCAACCGTCTTTCAAATATTCATTTAATGCGTCAATATCTTTTCTGTAAGCTGAATAATCATAATCTTTTATACTTCTTACAATTACAACTTTATTCTTCAGTGGAGGACTTCCGAACATGATCTCATTGAATTCTTTCAACCTTTTATCACATTCTTCAAAAATTCCACCATTTTCATAAGTTAGTAGCTTATATTGTAACTCATCAATATCTTTTCGTAAGATTTTATTTTCATTGCGCAAATTGTTATAGCTATAATCTATGATCAAACCAACGAAAACAACAACTATTATATTTAACAATAAATTCATAAATTTCACTCCTTTATAATCCATATAAATATAAGTATCATTCCTATCGCATACACAGTAAATAGAAATGTCACACTCAAACAACATAAAGCCATAATTAAATACTTTATTATAACGCTTAAAACACTTATCAATCTATCAACCTCCTTACCTACTTTTAATACTAAACTGTCTATCAACTAATACAATACCACCAGGCACATGTGTTTTCTTTAAGCAATCATTAATTACATTTCCCACTCTAAAGTTATCATATGTTACATTCTGTTTAGCTTTTTCCGTCATACCAGCACACTTCACATTCAAATAATAACATACGCCACCGCGGATGTAATATAGATTGTCCTTGCAATCATTTTCATCAATATACTCCTGCTGGTGCTCTACATATTCCTTATAACTGATCTCAATTTCTTCCACATAACTTTTAGCACCAATAAAATAAGATCTATTAAATATGGACTCTAAACCCCAATAACCTAATTCTTTATCATCAATAATATATTTAATAGCGTCCGGAACTTGTGTACCTACTAAATGTATAGAATCCGTATCAATATATGCAACTCTATGTATACCAACCTTTTGCGCTGTACTTATCGTATATTTACGTGCGTATGCGGTAACAAATTCCCCGTAAGGTAAATAAATTGGATCGCGAAATTGTTCGTCAATAACCTCTTTCACTTCACCATCTTCAAAAGTTGTGTACATTGGATCATGCAAACGTAAAATCCCATCATCTTTATCAATAAAAGGAATCTTAGGCGTAACATTTGGGTTCGTTGCGAATTTTCCGTAAACAGAATTCATTTTTCTTTTAGCGATAAATCGCTGTGCGCCTTTGGAATTTTTCTTAACTTCCATCTGCTCGTCAATAAACTGCCTTGCAATACCTACACAACCTCTAAATTTATAGCCATTATGAAACTCAACATCATAAATATCATATTGTTTATTAAATAACTCCCAATCAACACTCGTGACAGTCATTCGTACAACATCACCGTTTGAGCTATCCACATATTTTTTACTACCAAAAAATCGACTAAACTTGTCTAATGAAATACAAGGAATATGATCTTTTTTAATATCAAACGCGAAACTAATCACGCCTACCCACAGAGGATATTCATCATCTTGCTGATATTCACCTTCAAAATAAATAGGTGTTTCATACGGTAAATTCTCATAGTACATACAACTAGGGAATAACGAATTCACATCAAGAACAATACCTTGTGATATTTCCTGTTCTTTTAGTTCCGGATTAGCCCAAACAAAACCACCAGTATAAGCCGGCCTTAAATCTCGGTCAACATTCATTTCTAACGTTGGGAATATCTTTTCAAAAGACATAGGCAGTGTTTTCTTAAACGATTCAAAACTACAGCTGGTTGCTGTCATTTTATTAAATCCTAACTTAAAGCATTCATTCAAGGCCATACCCTCAATATCAATATCATTAAATAAATAATCAACTTCATGAGGAGTTAACACGTGTCCTTTTTCTCTTTTAGCCGTATAATCTAACTTTAACTTTCTAATTGGGAGGTTAAAATCATGTGCTATTTTCTTAATTGAAAAAGGTATCAGTTTGAACGAATCCCATATAGTTGTTTTTGTAGACCGATAAATTGAATATTTCCACCATATTTCAATGGAGTACCATAAACCTGTGTTCGATATGATCGTTTTAAAACATCCGGTTTTAGGTTTTTCCGAATATTCATAGCCATTATTTAAAAGCCAACTCACAATAAACTCACCATCAAATGCTAGATTATGAAAATACAATTTTCGTGTTTTTTCTTTACACCATTTAATAAACCCGTCTATGTCATTCCCATATTCTTTTATACTCGAATCTTCAACAAAACTTGCGCCCCATGCCCACACTCTACAGTCTAAAGGGTCGGTTGTAGTTTCAAAATCACAGGCCCATACTTCTTTCGGACTCTTATTTTTTGACATACCACAACCCCCTTTACATTATTTATACTTAACAACACCATCCTTAACATAAGCGCGTCCGGTAAATACGGCTAAACTTTCTCTTACATCTGCCATATCTGATTTTAAAGCTCGACTAAGCTGTTCGTTAACAAACATTTGGTTTTCTGTATACTCACGGCTTAAATCTAAATATTTAAACGTTTTAAGTGCTTTTCTTTCTTGATAAAACCATTTTATAAAATCTTTATCTGATAAAGATTTTATATCTTTTAAAATTTCTTTCGCTTCTTCTTCTGTAATTATATTCCCTCTAACATGTTCCCCTAAAGCTGTTTCATAATTCAACCTTAAATTCGTAATTTTTTTATTTTTCTTTTTAGTATTTTCCTTTAAACTTTCAATTCTATTAGCTAATTGTTTAGGATATCTATAACTCTGAATATTAACATGATGGACGGGTTCAAAAAATCCGCCTCTGTCATCTTTTAAAACAGATAACGCGTTTCTAACACTAACACCCGTTGCGATACCGCCTTTTGTTTCTTTTAATTTCGTTAACCCGACACTTTTAGCTAGTTTTTTTCTTTGCTTGTTCTGTTTATCCACTAGCTTATTAGCCTTTTCAATGTCATTTCGATTGAAAACAACGCCGTACCGATTTTCAATGTAACGATTCTCTTTATTAAATTTCTCGATATCTCTCAAATATTTATTAAATTCCTTACGATCGTTAAAATCTTTTATAGAACGAATGTCATTAAATACGACGTCTTGCCCTAGGTTTTGCGCCCTCGTTGCGGTTCTCTTGGCGCTTGCGATTGCACTGCGCAACCTCTTAACATCTTTCGTTGACTTCCTCATTTTAGCCAATTTAAACACCCCCTTTTAAGATAAAATAAAAGGGTGTTGGCTAAACACCCTTAATTAACTAGGCTATTTCACAGCCATTGACAAATATTTATTACTACTTGAGTTCGATTTTTTCTGAATAATAGTAACGCACACCGGTTCTTTAGTCCAGTCATAGTTAAATACTTGCTTTAATTGTTTTAAGCTTTGTAAGAAAGGTTTACTATTTGTAGCATATGCCTTACCTTCTTTATCAATTACAGTAATTAACTTGCTACAGATAATCTCACCTGTTTTCTCATTTTCTTTTTCCACATCTTGCACGATGTAACCAGTTAACCATAAATCTTTACCAACTTGATCACTTAAGCCTTCCGCATTATTTACCGCGTTGAATAAGTTAACACGCTGTTCGTGTGTCATGCCCTCAGTTACTACAATACCTGTATTTTCCATTGTCATTACTTCATTTGTTAAATTTTCCATTTTAATTTTCTCCTTTTAATATTGCTTTTCTAATTAAATTATTTTCAGTTGTTTAATTTTAGGATTAAGCATAACACCATAATTACAACCTATACGCTTTTTTTAGTGAAGTCATAACACTTATTATTTTACATTTCGCACCTCCAGCAGTTCATCAATTTGCATATTTATTAACACAAACCACATAATTAACATCACAATTAATAATACAATGAAAATTATGTATCTGTTTGATACTCTATAATATTTAAAGTTTCCTTTAAAATGTTGATATAATTGGTATACAGATAATATCACCCAAATAATGAAACTTGCAAGTATTAAATTACTGTACATAATTATATCCTCGTCTTTCATTTTCTTGAACCATATCAATAAGCGATATACTACCTATGAACACTTTACGCTTAAACATTGTTAGTGTCTCAAACTTAAACGAATATGAGGCTATAACACTTTTTGAATTTAATTCGCAAATGTCCATCCTTATTAAATGCCGTCTTTGATAGACAAAATGAAAGGCTAATTTATAATTACATAAATACGTTTCAATATTATCCATAGTTAGATCACTTGGATAATGTCCATGTTTGTATATTCGACTCATAGAAATAACCCGCCCTTCTTTTCAATCTCTTCTTTAAAATATACTAGTAAATCATCTAATAATGCATTAGCCTTTAAAGATAAATAATTAAAATCACTAGGCAACACCAAATCATCATCAACCGCCTTAAATAAAATTAATTGTATTGCCGTGTTGCATTTACTAAATATTGCTGACTTCAACTCACTATCATTAAGTATTTCAAGCGCCTTTTTAGCCTCTTTATATTTACTTACTATAGCAATTTCATATTCTTGTTTTCCAATCATTATTTACTACCTCACTTCTTTACAATAAAATCACTAAGACTAATATAATCTTTATTTTCTTCAAAACAAATATGCAATAACATATCACACAATTTATTGTATGTACCTTTTTTAGAACCACCATAAACAACGAAATTACTCATATGACTACACCAAAAGTAAACAGCCGTACCATGATCTACAACTTCAACTCTATTTATTTTCTGTTGCCGTCCACTTCTCTTTGCTTTAAAGTTAGCATTGTTAAATCTTTCTTTAACTATGTTAGCCTTCCGTAATAAATTCTTTTTTGTACATGTTCCATAAAATCTTTGTTCAATGTGTGTCATTTTTATTTCCCTCTTTTCTTTACACTCATAGTATAACATATATATTCTAGAATACAAGTGTTTTTTGAATTTCACATAATCCACTACGGACCCACGTGGGTCATTGTTTAACGTGGAACATTGTTGAGTTGGGTTGTGTGGTGTTGTGACGTGTAATGTGTTCACGTGTCATGCACAGTTGTTCACCGTTGGGGAACGTGACACTGCTGACACTATTTAGATCGGAAGAGCACACGTCTG